ATAATTCTCTCTTAGAATAAAAACAAAATCTATATTTGTTCTTAATGTTGGAGGAATACCTAACGGATATTGCATTGTTATCACTAACATTATCTTCCAATGTCTCCCATTCATAAATAAAAGACGCATTAATTTATCTCGCGTCCAAGTAGCATCATACAAACAATCATCTAAAATTACAAATGCTCTTGGGTCTATTGAGCTTCGCTTGAATGTTTCCATCTCCTTTTTTACTTGTTTTAAAACAGTTCGTTGTCTTTTTAACACATTTTCTATAATTGCTGTATTATACTCATTATGAATAAATAATTTTGGTACCATCTTGGTATAAAATCCATTTCCCTCTTCCGTTCCGGAAATTACTGTTCCTATTGGAATATCTTGATGGTAGTAAAGTAAATCTCTTACGAGAAATGATTTGCCTGTATCACGCTTGCCTAATAGCACTACGACTGGTCCTTTATTTTCGTTAGGCTTAAAGCTAATAGATTTCATATCAAATTTTTTTAATTCAAGAGACATATATTATATTCTTTTTTTTTATAAAAAAAAATATACGCAACTAATTATTTATTAGTTATTATTTTGTTTCATTAATTTTAGCATTTTCATTATTTTCATCATAAAACAATTGTATTATTTCTAGTGTTTTATCTGTTTTATTTTCTGGTTGTGTCCAATATTTAATTTGTTCTTTCAAACATTCTAAACGATTGTTCCATTCTTTTTTATATTCAATTTTAACAATTCCAGTTATTTTTGTAATACTCCAACAAGACCTTACACGCTGATTATTTATATTAATATAATCATCTGGATTAAACCTAATAAATATAATAGGTCTATGTCCTAAATCTTGAGATATTTCCATCAATCTTTTATTTTCACAAGAGCAATCATATTTATTATGTTGATTTTCATCTACTTCTACAATAATAATTTGATATCCTAAATCAAGCAATAAATCTGGACGTTTAGAAGAACACCCATCTTTTATTTGTTTATCCGCAAACCAAGTAAAATTTGGAAACCATAATTTAAGAAATTCTACTACAGAAAATTCTTTTGTTTTATAATTTTTTGTTACTGGTTTATTAGGAAAATTATAAATATAACATCTTAAACAATGACCGTCGTATTTATCTTGAGGTCTTGTATAACATAAGGGAGTTTTACATTTAGGATGTTTGACATCAATCATGTTATCTTCTTTACATTTAATACAAAATTTAGGTTGTAATCCCTCAAAATTATATGTTGGCTGAACTTTTTTACAAGAACATAAACATAATTTATTTCTACTTACCATATCTGACAATTTACATTCTATACAATATTTAGCTACTAATCCTTCATAATTAAAACTTGGTTGAGATTTTCCACAAACGCACATATTATGGACTAAATCTATCATTCCATCCACTTTACACATAGCGCAAAATTTTGGTTTAAGTCCTTCAAAATTAAAATTTGGTCTTGATCCACACGCACATTTTGGATTACGCGTATCAACCATATTAGGTAATTTACATTCAAAACAATATTTTGGTCGTAATCCTTCATAATTAAAGTTTGGACTTGTTAGCTTCTTACAAAAGCATCTATCATCTACAACATTAATCATATTTTCACTTTTACAAGAATTACAAAATTCTGCTTTTAATCCCTCAAAATTAAACGTAGGTCTTACTTTCCCGCAAAAACATTTTTTTCGATGAGTTTCAATCATACCTTCTTTTTTACAAAGAACACAACAAATAGGTTTTAATCCTTCAAAATTCCATCTAGGTTGAGAACTATTACATTCACATTTTTTATTTAAAACATCTACCATATTAGGTTCTTTATGGGTCGCACAATATTTTGCCCTTTCACCCAAAATATTAAAGGTTGCTTTTTTAGTACAATTAGAGCAAATAGTCATTTTTAATAGAATAAAATAATGTAATATATTTATTTCATTTCAATTTTTATATTAAATAAAAAAATATTTTATTTCATTTATAGTCGCATATTAATATTATTATGGTTTGGCTCTACATAAAGGACAAATACCATTTCCTTTTGTTTTAGTTTCATTATATTCTTCCCATTCTCTATGTAATTTTATACAATCAGTATGATATTTACAATCATTATTTTCGTAATTAATAAATATTTCAGAATTCATCCATTCAGGTCGTTGTGGAATTAAACTATCTCTATTTTCTATTAATTCATCATATGTTTTTTCATAATCGTTTAACAAATCAGCATATTTCATTTGAAAATCACAATATTCATCATATTTTATACGTTCAGGGTCATTATCATCATCATCATTAAATTCATAAGGATAATCAGGTAATTCAAGTATCATTTCGTTTTGTTGAATTGGTCTTTGACTTGTTGTTGAACCAAAATAAATTTGCTTACAACAATCTACACACAATTTATGTCCACAAGGTAATTTAGCCTCATTTTTTATTTCATAACAAATAGGGCATTCAGATGTTTTATTATTATTATATTCTATATACAATACAAATTCAGAACAATTTTCACAAATCCATAATCCATTATGATTAGATATAAAACACGATGGATAAGGATAACCGATTTCGCAAAAATAACAAGTATAAAATTCAGTATTCATTTTTATTTAATTGAAATAATATAATTCGACCTATTTATTTCAATTTTTTAATATAATATTTTGCTATACTTTTTCATAACTTTGTGAAAAAGTATATTTAACAATAAATAAGTTTAAATAATAGGGAATTTATATATTAAATAGCTAATGATGGTTGACCTAAATTATCAAAAAAGGAAAAACGTTGAACTTTTCAAAAGTTTAGAAGATTCTAAAAGCTTGTTTCTCTCTAATACTCAAAATTACATCCCAATTTATAAAAGATTTTTTGAATTGAATGATACAAATTGGAATAGTATTAACCTAAATCATAAATGGTATATTTTAGGAATTAAGGAAGGTGATGAAGAAAATAGTAATCTATTTAATTGTAAAATTAAAAATATAAATACACAAAAAACAAAGGATAAAGATGTATTTTTTAAATTAGCACCTCTTTTGGACCCATATAAATATTTAATTGGAAAATATGATATTACTAATAAAGATTTATTTAACTTACCTGATATTAATTCTGATGATTCAATAGTTAATTCAAAATTTTTAGATCAAAATAATTCAGCATATGTTGATGGGTTTTTTATATATTTAACTAGCAACTTAAATCACTCTAATAATTTTTTACATGGGTTAGATTATTATGGATCATTTCTTGCTATTAAAAATAAGTACAAAATAAATGTATTTGATGATTTAGAGTATTTAACTAATTCTGATTTTTTTAATAAAAATAAAAATGTATTATTTGAAGTTAATAATTATGATCATCTTTTTCAAGATGAAAATAAAAAGAAAAAACCTATAAAAATTGAGTATAACTCAAGCGCAAAATCTAATTTATCAATAAAATCATTTGATGAAGAAATATTTGAAGAAATTTTTGAAAACAATGAATTAAATGCTAATAATCTAAAAGAATTATGTAATGAAGAATTAATTGACATGTCAAGTTTAAATATTCTTGAAAATAACTCTAAAACAACAACAATTAAAAGTAGTTCTACATGTTCATCTAGAACTTCTCATACATCATCCGAAAATAGTGATGATAAAGATTCTGAAGAACTTAATGATTTTGAAAATAATGAAAATTCAGAAAATGATAAAAATTCAGAAAATGATAAAAAAGAAGATAATGAAGAATGGGAAGATATAGATGATGATGATACTAATACTAATACTGATACTGAAGAAATAATCGAGGCTACAATTCCTCAATTTCCTGTACAAGTAATTGGTATGGAATATTGTGAAAATACATTTGACGACCTTATTCTGTCAGATGAATTAAAAGATGAAAAAGAATGGTTTTCTGCCTTTATGCAAATTATTATGATTCTAATTACTTATCAAAAAACTTTCGCGTTTACTCACAATGACCTTCATACAAATAATGTAATGTATAATAGCACAGATAAAAAATTCTTATATTATTTATACAAAAAAAAATATTACAAGGTACCAACATTTGGCAGATTGTTTAAAATAATAGATTTTGGAAGAAGTATTTATAAATATGATGGAAAAATATTTTGTAGTGATAGTTTTCAAAGTGGTGGTGACGCTGCGACACAATATAATACCGAACCATATTTTAATGATAAAAAACCTAGATTAGAACCCAATTATAGTTTTGATTTGTGTCGATTAGCGTGTTCTATATTTGATTATTTAGTTGATGATTTAGATGAAGTTAAAGACTTAGAAAAATGCGACCCTATAAAAAGATTAGTAACTGAGTGGTGTTTAGACGATAAAGGTATTAACTTATTGTATAAAAATAACGGTGTTGATAGATATCCTGATTTTAAATTATATAAAATGATTGCCAGATGTGTTCATAATCATACTCCTCAAGCTCAATTAGAGAGACCAGAGTTTAAAGCATTTGAATATATTAAAAAAGATATTCCTACAGAAGTAATTGATATTGATGCGTTTCCTAGTTACATCTAAATTTAAATCTAATTTTATAATAAAATAAAATAATTATTTTATTATATTATATAATTTTAACAAATATATTTTTAAGAATTAAATAATATACTGATAAAAGGGTTATTTAAAATATTATTTTTATGATATTCTGTTAAAAAATCAAATCTATTTAAATTTTTATCTTTCCACCAATCATAATGAAAACTCACATATAACGGAGAATTATATGTTTTATGTATATTGTATAAATCATTTAGTATAAACTCTTCACCTCCTTCAATATCTACTTTAATTAATGAAATATCATTATGTTTTATGTTATTATTCTCTATAACACTTTGTAATGTTATAGTTTTTATTAAATAAAATTCAGATGAACTTTCTTCTTCAGTATAAATTTGTGAAGTACTATCATTCATTTTTGAATTATTTAAAAATTTATTTTTTCCAAATTTTATTTCAATATTATCAACATTATAAATAGCATTATTTATTAATGTATAATTTTGTTCGCAATTATTTTTACAATTCAAACTCATATCTTCAAATGATTTTTTATCAGCTTCAACTGTGTAAACGTGTTTTGATTTTCTACTTCCATACATACTTGTTGTTCCAATCCATCCACCAATATCAATAAAAATTTTATTTTTATTTAAAAATCTATCAAATATTTCGAATGTTTCATTTTCCCAATTAGTATATGTATTTACCCAAAAGTCTAAATTATTATTATCTTTTTTCTCTATTAAAAAAAATTCATCATTTTTATTTATTTTAAAAAAATTATTTTCAATATAAGGAACAAACACTCTTAAATTAGTGGAAATTATAGTTGTTTGATTATTTATCAAATAATTTTCATAAACATTCATTAGACTATTATTTTTATACCAAGGTAAGTGTTTCGCGGTAAAATTTCCTGCGATTCTTATATTTTTATCATTTTGAATATTTTTATTTATTAAGCAAAAAGTTGTGTCAATAATGGCATTGTATAATTCATAGTCACTATCATTTATTTTATTATTCCAAAATTGAATTTCCCAATCATATATAGTTTTATTTCCTTCAGTATACATTGTTTCATACATTTTATCAAAATCACTAATATCTAATGCAAATCCTATTCTTGATGTACTATATTTATCAGATAATTCTAATAATATATCAATAAAATTACTAGGTAAATTTTTATTAAATTCTAAATCAGGGTCTGTTAATATAAATTTTTTGGGTAATCCATCATATATATGCTTATTTACATATTCTGATATCCAAGGACCATTATTTTGCGTATTATAAATAACATTACATTTTGTATTTTTTAAGAATTTTATCGTATCTACACAAGTAGAACAATTATCTAATATTTTAATATTATTATAATATTCTTTATTTATTTTTTGTATCTGATTTACTGTATTTTGAACATATTTATAATTATTATAACATACAATAATTATTGGTATCTCATTACTCTTTTCTAAAATAGTTAAACCATTATTATTTGTATACCTTTCTTTTAATACCCAATCTGTATTATTTTGTAAAAATTCTTCAACCGCAGACCATAATCCACAATTAATTTCTTCAATTGGAAATCCACTGACTAATGATTGTTCAATAGCATTCCACCCATTACGAATAGTTTCACCAAGAATTTCATCAACTGTTGTGTCGTGCATTATTATATATTTATTTGTGACTTTACTATATTTTTCTAATTCTCTTTTTAATTGTCCATAAACGTGCCATGTATCAATAAACGTCAAATCATAATTTTTATGTACTTCTAATTTTAAATCATTTATCCATTCATAATTAATTTTTATATCAGTATTTTTACCCACATTCAATAATTCATTAATATCACATTTTTCAAGGTCATTTAAAAATATTTCTTTTACTGATTTATTATTATTTAATAAACCATGAGTGAACGCCCAACTAGAAACACATCCTCTTACCCCTAATTCAATTACACTTTCACATTTTGTAGCATACTTATATAATGTTGGTAAGTGCTCATTAATATCACTGGGATTACTACATAATTGGTTAAATTTATTTTTTACAAAATCCATATTATATTTAAATACTTTTTTGTTAAGTATATTTGTATATTCATCAAAATCTGTTAATGACATATGATGACAAGCAATTATTTCAGAAATATTTACTTTATCTCCGCAACATTTAAATGTATTATTATTCGCATATCCTTTATAATTACATCCATGAAAATTTTCATTTTTTATAATTTCAATATTAGGAATTTTACTAATATAATATCCAATTAATACATCACACGCTGGAATTAAATATTGAACATTATTTATTGAACAAATAGTAGTCCATTCATTTTGAAGGTTATATAATTGTGAATATAATTCACTCAATACAGAATTTGTCAATATAAATCCACTACCTCCAGAATGATAATATATATTATCATTTCCTATCATTCTGTAACCACCATCTCCACCAATATATAATTTTTTATTCTTGTCAAATTGACTAATATATGACAATAAATTGTCAATATTTATATAAGTATCTGTTCCACACGTAAAAACAAAATCAACATTATAATTTTCATAAATGTACTTTAATCCTAAGTTTTGTTTATATGCTGCCGAATTATAATCATTTTTAACATCTTTTAAATAAATATATTTATTTTCATCTATTAAATCAGTTTTTTCTTCACCTAAAAAAAATAATATTTTAATCCCATTTTCTTCAGCTTTTTTACCCCAGGTTTTATTAATTTTTAATATTTCTTGTTTATATTTTTCAACTGTAGCACACGCAAAAATATTTACAATCATTTTATATTTAGTACTTTTCATTATATTAATATTTTGTTTAATATGTTTTTTACAATTCATGTAATAATAATATAATCTATTTAAAAAATCATTATTTATATTACATTTTTTTAAACAATATGAATTAAATACAAACTTACAAGCTTCATAACATTTAATATAATTTTTATTTTCAAAACTTCTTGTTATAAAATTATAAATTGGTGGTTCCGGCGCATCATAAATATATTTATAATTTGTTATCATTTGATGATAATCACCATAATAATGTTCGAATAATTCGGGATTTTCAAAATAAACTGGACTATAAAGTTGTTCATCAGCATGACCGTACCCTAACTCCAAATACTGTAAAAATTTATTTTCTATTAAATTACATACTTTATACATATACTCTTTATTTCCTGTAAAAAATCCACTACACATACTACACCTACCCCATTTAAAATATTCATTTGTATTTTCAACTAAATTTTGAGGAATATAATCAATATAACAAGTTGAAAATTTATCTCTATTTACTGCAAGTCCTTCATCTAATCTTATTAAATTTTTAAATCCCATTCTTTCAATACAGAAATTTATCCAAGAAAAATGTGTTGAGTTAAAAGGATTAGTTTCAATAGTTTCTTTTAACATTGTATATCTTGACATACAAAATAAATAATAACTAGCTGTATTTCTATTATCAAACTGATATGGATTTTGTTTTCTATTAGTAATAATTTTATCTCTATAATCTTTAAATGATTCATTCAATAAACATGATTGTTTTTTAAATCTAAACTCATCAAATTCCCGTATTATGTATTTTGTTTTATTTTCCAAAAATTTTGGTCTAATTTCTTTAATTTTTTCTAAGCTATCTTCGTCACAAAATATAACTAAATTATGTGGTAATGATAATGTTGATAATGAATGACTTAAATAATAATTTTGGTCCTTTTCACATATTTCTTTACTCGCATCAGGACATTTAGTAAGATTAAAATATGCTGTAACAAGTGTCCAATTTGAAATATTAAAATTATTGAAAATTATATCCTTATTAAACGTAATTATTCCTGTTCCAGACCAATGACCTAAATCAGTTAAATCATATTTAAACTCATCTTCAATTTTATACCAAAAATTATCTCTCATCTCTTTAAAATACCAAATATCATCACAAATTATAAATCCTTGATAGTTAATTTCTTTAATTAAATTAAAAAAATCATATTCCATAACTCCATTATGTGGTTCGACATCTAAAAATATAAATGGACAAGATAAAATAATTTCCGACCATTTTTTAAAAATATCTTTATCAAATAAATTATCCTGACAAAATTTAATGTTTTCTATTGTTTTAATACTAGGTATTACCTTATCCATTATATCAAAACTATAAATTGTATTTGTTGAATTATATGATAGAGCTAATGCTGAGCAACCAGTATGTGTGCCTATATCTAAAATATTGCTATTATTAAATAATGTTGAAAAATATGATAATAATTTGTAATGTTCTTTTCCAACATCACCAAATATATCAGAATAATTATTTTTATCTAGATATTTACTATAAAAAATATCTGTTTTTAAATTATTTAATTCACTCTTAGTTATATTACTATAATTCATATTTATTACTATATTTATTATTTTTAAGTAATAAATATAGTAATTAATATTTATTAATAAATATTAATTACTATATTTATTAATATTTATTAATAAATATTAATATTTATAATATTATATGGAATCATATGGATTTATAATAACAAGACACGTCAATTCTGAAAAAACTAATAAGTATTGGAATAAGTGTGTTAGATGTATCAGAGCTTTTTATCCTCTAAGAAAAATAATTATTATTGATGATAATAGTAATCAAAATTTTATTAAATCTGATTTTGAATATTCAAATATTGAAATTATACAATCAGAATTTCACGGAAGAGGTGAATTATTACCATATTATTATTTTTATAAGAACCATTTTTTTGAAAATGCTGTAATAATACACGATAGTATATTTTTTCACAAAAGAATTAATTTTGAAAAATTAGTTGGAGTTAAAGTTTTACCTTTGTGGCATTTTGAAGCAGATAAGGAAAATATAAGTAAAACAATAATTATATCTAATAGATTATCAAACCAAACAGAAATTCTAAAAAAACTTTCTTTAAATGAAAATATTTTAGGTTTAAATCACCATAAATGGTATGGTTGTTTTGGAGTTCAAAGTTTTATAAATTATAATTTTTTAAGATATATTGAAAAAAAATATAATATATTCAATCTTTTATCTATTGTAAAAAATAGAGAAGATAGATGCTCCCTAGAGAGAATTTTTGGAGCAATATTTTACACAGAAGAAAACCATAATTTAACAAAAATAAAATCACTATTTGGAAATATATTTAACAATCAGAAATGGACATATACATTTGATGATTATGAAAATGATATTAAACAAAAAAAAATATCAAAAGCTGTTATTAAAGTATTTACAGGTCGTTAAAAATAATGCCAATATAAAACCATTACTATAAATAATAAAATTAAATACAGTTTATTATTAGTTTCTTCATATTTATTTTTAAGAATTATTTGTGAATTAAAATACAATACTAAAGTAATAAAAATAACAATACAACCTGAAATAAAACCCAACCATTTTTTAAAATTTGTCCAATATTTAATATTAATTTTCATATATTATTTAAATATAATAAATAAATAATATAAAATGAATACATTATTTATTTGCTTTAACGCGTTTTTAATATTATTTATATTTTTAGCAGGAGGATTAAATAAAATAATACATTTTAAAGATACAGTTAATTCTTTAGAAGCTCAAATAAATTCAATCAAATTAAATCCTATATTTATTATAGCAACTATTATTACAATTATTTATTTTTATATTATTTTGAATGCGCAAATGTATAATAAAAATAAAAATTTGTATTCATTTTTATTGACAATAATAAGTATTACAATTATAGGAATACCACTTTTGGTGTTCTTTAAAAATTATTTAAAACAAGCTGGAACACTCGTTTCGTTAATATACAATACAGCCATTTTGGGAGTGATAATTTTATTAATTTTTGGTAGTTTACTTATATTGTATTCATTATTTACAGGTATGTATAAAGACTGCGCATATGTTTCAACAATTGGGCTAGCAACATTTATTGCGATGACGATTTTAATTTTTCATTTCCCAACAAACAAATCAGAAATTATTTCATTCGCAAAAAATCTTTCTATTTTTGGTGGATTAATGTTATTATCTCAACAATTTATTATTTAAAATTCTGGATTATCTGTAAAAACCTGAGGAGTTGTTAACGTTTCACTTGCTGACTCCAATACAGGTTTTAATTGTTCCATAATAAAATATCCAGAAATAACACTGAAATATACTAACAAAGTATCTCTTATCAGTAATTTTAATGGTTTACTTTCGCTATCAACAAATCTCATTTCGATAAATTTTGAAATAAGAAAAATTATTGATATTACAGTAGCAATTATAAATATATTGTCCATTTAAAATACTAAAGCATATTCTTATTTATATTTTTACGCAATTAATTTAAAACCTCAATATCATCAAGCAATAAATCTGGAAATAATTCTATTTTTGGTTCATCCATTATTTGAACATCAAAATCAGATAATGTTACTGACTGATCTGAAATTTTTAATTTAATATTATCATTATCGTCATCATCATCTAATGTATGTTGTGCTGCTCTTTGTTTACTCAGCATCTCTAAATGTTCAATAGATTTTGGAGAATTAACTGAAGATTCATTATTATTAATATCACGAGTGTAATCAGTATCATTAAATCTTAATTTTGTATTTGTTTCTGTGTTTGTATTTGTTTCTGTGTTTGTATTTGTTTCTGTGTTTTGTTCTTGTACTTGACCACCGTTTTTAGGAACCTCATCTACATATTCTTCTTTAATTTCTTCAGTTACGTCTTCTTCAATCGTTTCATCCATATATGCCTTTAAAATTGCTTCTACTGGTATACTTTCACGTACTGTATTTAAAATACACTCTTGAACTATTATTTCTAATTCTCTATTATGTTTTTGAGTCTGAAGAGGTGGAATTTTTATTTCAAATAAGTATGTATTTTTATATACTTTTCTAGCTACATTGATATAAATTTTGTGTATAAAATCATCTAATTTTGGTATATTTATATCTATTTTTTTTTGTTTTTGACCAACTCGCATAGCAGTTAAAACCTTTAACTGAATTATATGTACACAAGTCACTAAATCTTCTAAATAAACACAGTGCGACTTATCACAAATTCGTTTTTTTTCTGTTTCAATAATAGTTGGATTCCATTTTGGAACCCTTGATATAAAATTTTGAAATGTCATTAAATATTTATCCATTTCTTTATTTTCTTTACATAATTTTATCGCTTCGTCTAAAATTGATTTATAACCATCAATAATAAGAGGAGTTAAAATAGTTACTAAACGAGCACTCCATTCATTTTTACTTTCGTGTAGAGAACTCAAATTAAAATCATCCATCAATATTAATAACAAGTTTTTTAATAATTTATTATTAACTTATTATTTCTTAATAATATTTATAAATTTAAATAAATGATATATTTTCTAATGATATTTTTGAATTTAAAAATAAAAAATTTAAAATAAAAAGAATAATTAATTTTTCATTCCTAAACTCTTTCCTAACTTTGTTAAAAGCAATTAATAATTCATATCTTTTTTCATTAGAAATTAATAATTCCATAAATTTTTGTATTTCAATTAAATTAATAATATCTGTACCACTATATCCTTTTTCATATAATTTTGTAGAAAAATCCATTAAGTCTTCTATATTTATTTTTTTATTAACATTTTTTATCAATTCTTTTTTTAGCCACTCTAACCTAATAATTTTAATATCTTTCATTTTAAAAGTTTCATTCAAATTATATTTGTATAAATTTATTATTGTTTCGTTATATACTGGTTCTGATATATATATTTCACAAAATCGCGAGAGAATAGGTTTTAATAATTTATATTTATCTTCAACAATAATAAAAAATCTTGTGTTGTGACTAAAAAGTTCAATACATCTTCGCAATGCTGATTGCGCATCCATAGTTAACTTATCCGCATTCAATAAAATAATACTTTTAAAAATATCACCACCATTTGAATTAATATGAGTTTTCGCAAAGAATTTTAGTTCATCTCTAATAAATTTTATTCCTTTACCATGCGCACAATTAACGTACATAACCAATGATTTAATCTTTTCTCTATCATTATTGTATATACTATGAATAAAATCATTAACTATTGTTCTCTTTCCACTTCCAGAGGAGCCATGAAATATAATATTTGGAATTTTATGAATTGATTTAAAATATTCTAATTTTTCTTTTACTAATTTATGAATATCTAATAATGACATGATAACTTATTAATATTAAAATAGTGTTTTTATATTTTAATATTACGTATTAATAAAAAAAATAATATTATTTTTATACTTTTTTATACTTTTTTATTTTATTATTAATTTATTTTATATGTTGTTCGTATGCTCTGTGAAAATTAATACCTCCATCAATTCTCTCTACTGTATCATACGGATATTTTTTATTTATTTGAATAATAATTATTTCTATTTTATCCTTTATAGATAACTTATTAAATATAAATTCAAAACTATGTTCATGTAAAACACCATATACTTTAAATAGTGTATGTAATTGCTCATCTAATTCTTTGTGTAAATCTGCCTTTTGTTCCCAATTTTTTAATTCGTCTATAACAGGTTTTTTACCTATGTACTCCGCTTTAGTTGCTTTTCTATTTGATGATGTTATAATTGCTTCTATTTTTGATGAGTGGCTTGATTCTGAGTCTGAACCAGAACCTGCTTCACTTGCTTGTTCTGAAAATGTAAATCCTATGTTTTCTGATTGTGTTTCTGTCTCTAGTGGAACAGCCGCGGCTACTTGATTCGTTTCAGAACTATCTAAAACTGAACCCGAATCAGACTCTGATTCTGATTCACAATCATCGTTTTCTAATTCTTGTTCAGCAATATCACTACTACTATTTTCTGAACTAGATGAACAGCTTTCTTCATCATCGTCTGAGTCCTCCTCAACTTTTAATTTTTTTTTTGATTTATTTGAACCTAAACCATGTTTGGCTAATGTTTCTTGTCTAATTTTTTCATATCTTTCTTCTTGTTCTTTTTTCTTTTGTGATTCTCTTGCCTTTTTTTCTGCTTTTTTAATTGGTGCTTTTACAGCATTTATACGCTTATAAATGTTGTCTTCACACCATTCTTTATTATTTACAATTTCAGAATGTATTAATGATTTATTTAACTCTGTTTTTTTTTGTAAAAGTCCAATGTATTCATCCAAATCAGCGTCAAAAGATATTAATTGTCTACTATGTCTTGTTGTTACTCTTATATGTTCGCTTCCTGTAATTATTTGTTTAGTTTGTTCCAAATCAATTATTCTATTATTTCTTTCATAATCAACAGTATTTAACAAAAGTCTATCTTCTGAACTATGTTCTACATGACCAAATATAGCTTTTAATTGTGTATTGTCAAGAAGTGACCAATCGTCTGAGTATGTGATTCTGTGAGAATAACTGCCTTTTTTTGTATATTTAGACAAATCAAGATTTTTAGCTGATTCTTGAACAAGTTTAACTTCTTTATTTTTTACAACTCTCATAAGAGCACCGTTATGTTTAAACATTGATATTACCTTAGGTAAGTCGTCTGAAGATTGAACATCGTTTTTTTCGTATAAATCAATAATGTGTTCAATTTTATTTTCTTCGGGAATATCATCATAATGTAATGAATCATATGGTAGAATATCATAATTTTCTTTACCATCATCATTTTGGACGATTTGTACACAGAAATTGTTTTCAGAGTTAACAGTTATTTCAACCTCTTTGACAAATTCAATGCTCATTTTAATTCCATTTGTTAAATCTTTGTTAAATCTTTTACCTAATTTAAATAGCAAAGAATTTGATATTGTATTATTTGTATTTTTTATATTTTGTATTTCTTCTAATATCTCATTATCTAAAGGAATACATTTTACAATTCCAGTTTTAGCTGTTGGGTCTAAATATGCTAGTAGCATTTTAAGTATTGCCTTTTGAAACTTATTCGCATCGCGTGGGTCATTTTTATATATTCCTCCGTTTAAAGGAGTTAAGAAATCTATACAAATACTACTAATCGGCACATCATCAACCTTATTGTAATCATCATTTTCCGAAATAATAGTAATTGTGGTTTGTAATATTTCTATAATAGTTTTTTCATCCTTACTAACTAAATGCTTAAAATCTTTAAAAAGCTTCGTTAAAAACGCTAACATGTATTTTTCTCCGACATTAAACAACCCTTGTTTTGTTTTATGAGCAGCAACTATATCGTGTAATGTGCTCAAACGTTTGAGCCCTTCTTTATTTGCTCCTATTCCATTATCAATCCAAAATAATAAATTATCTTTTTCAGAAATTAATAATTTAATTATAGTTGCTGATTTATCGCGCGAATTATCAAACCCTTCTATTAATGATGTAAATAAATTATAACCTGAGTATAATAATGCTTCAATCGCACCTTTGTGTAATATATCTCCATGCTCATTATTAAATTTTTGCTTCATCAATTTTTGTTGTGACATTGTAATGTATTCGGACATTTTTCTTATAACAATAATAATTTATAGTTATTAAATCATTTTAATTTCAATTTTTTTTTAAATAATAAGTTTTTAATTATTTAAAAATGTTTGTAATACTAATTTTATTTTATTTTAATTTATTTTTTATTTTTTAAACAGAGGTTGTTAAACTATGTGTATATGGATTATTTCTAAAAGCATTTAAAATGTCTGGTTGAATACGATCACAACTTGCGCATTCATTATAATATTGAGGAGCACTCATTTTTCCATGAATCTCCTTTGATGGAGGCATTGCTATAACAGCCGCTGGTGCGTTTACTCTATAGTTGTATCTGTCTGAATCTTGTCTAGAAATATTAACATTCATTTGCTGATTAAATACTTGTGTTCCACCTTGATTTGGTCTATTACCAATAGTAGCAGATTTAATATCATTATTATGTTGTCTATACGCTGCGTCATAACTCATATCACCATATTGAGCAGCAGCACCACCAGAAGTACCAATATAATTACAACTTGTTGTATCTCTTTGTGTTTGTTCACCAGGCATAGCATTATTAACATACATTCCTTCCTTTTGATTATTAATATTAAAATTAGGTGAGTATAATGTAGTTTCTTTTACAGTCGTATTTGTTGTATCATTAGAATTAACAACATAGCTTTGAGGTACAGATGATGTAGCTTCGCCATAAATTCGCATATTATTTGTAGTTTCCTCTTTTCTTGATGGTCTTAAAATATCCATTAATGGCGCAATTACGGCTCCAATAGCTCCACCAAATCCACTTCTCAAAGTGTCAGGTTGTTTCAATGTTGATCTATGATTTGCGTAATTTGTGTGACTTCTTAAAAAGTTATCACCATCAGTTGTAGGACCTCTACCACCAGCAGATGAGCATGCCACATCTTTTGCTGGCATTTGATGTCTTTTTGATGGTTCAAATGCTGTAGGGGCTTGTCCAGCTTGTCTGTCCGAATTACCAGCAGGACCCTTGTAATTGGATAAAATATCATTACGTCTTATTACTCCCATTTCTTCAATAGGTCTTAGTCGCTCTGCTTTTTCACCACCAGTTGTGGTTAGCCAACGATCTTGTGTATTAATAAAAAATGTATCAGGCGTCTGCTTTTCCACACGACCTATTAATCCTAAATTTTTAATAACAGCATTTGCTGGACCTTCATGATTTGTTAATGTGTATTCTAATTTTGGATTTGTGTCAACTCTTAACTCATCAACCGTTTTTGGCAACCACAAGTCACGTGATTCCATACCAGAATTAAATCCACCACTACCAGATGTAGTAAACCCTTGATTTAAACCAGGACCAACATTTTCTGTAGCAAAAGGTTTTACGTTATTATTTCTCATACCAGGATTAACACGAGACTGAAAAAAATCACTTTGATTTGGCGCACCATATGCCCATTGAACATTATCTTCGGGTTTGAATAATGGAGCTTGTTCTATTTTTTTTATTACTTGCGAACCAGAACCATTCATATTATCTAAAACAGTTTCCGCTATATTCATATCATATGTATAACCTTTGATTTTTCCACCATTAAATGGCACCATATTATTATGTTTAAATTGAGCTGAATCCAAATAATTACCGCTAATTGAATGAATTTGTTGAGGATTTTGACCAACTGGTTTTCCTTGATTCACACGTTTTTCATAACTATTTTGGTCAAAGTATTTATCTGTCGCAGAATTTGGATTTGGATACTCTTGTACTGTATCTACTAATTGATTTATATTAGAAACCGGGAAATTTTGCGGAAGTGTATTTGTATTTGGTAAATAGTTTGATTTTTGTCCCATATTTGTGAAATTTTCTTGTCTCATTTTTACACGTTCCGCGTTTCTTAAAGGCTCTTTATTTGATGACGTTTGATTTGATATTACATACATACCACCTAATGCTAGTAAAGGGATAGCTAATTCCATTATATATATTAAACATTATATTTTTAATCTAATAATAATCTTAAATAATAATCTTAAATAATAAAAGTATATTAATTTTTATTATTTAATATTTTTCAATACATTTTCAATAAATTTAAGCAAATGATTTGCACGAATTGGTTTGAGCACATGTATTTGGTCCACCTATGTATTTACCATTTGATACAACTGAAGGTAATCTATCATTTGCTTCATTTATAATACAATCTCTCTTTGGTGTAAAATAATCTTTCTCTAAAATTCTTGTATTTAAATTGTTTAAAAAAGGAACACAAGTATTTTCTTGAGGATTTAGAGGAGGATAATACCAATCGACTTGTTCTTTGTCACGATACCACCAAGCAGGATCTGTTGTTCTTGATTGTCCTGTAGTTAAATTACTGGAAGATGGATAACTAATGGCTTCATTTGGAACATTGTAGTTTTTGTAATTATCTTTTCCTAAACAATCTCTACTAAGACTTCTATTTACACCTAGAAGGTCACTTTCTAAATTAATTGTATTTGTTCTTAAATTTGCTCCCCATTTTTGTATTCTTATAAAAGGGTCTTCCATATAAGCTGGGTCAGAACCATTTCCTGGTACATTCATTATCCATCTTCCTGGGTCTGTTGATTGTTGTATTTGTTTTTTTGTTCTGCAAGGGTCATAATTAAATCTAGTAAATGACATATTATTATATATATACTTTTAAAAAAAGTATAGCAAAAATACTTTTTTTATTTTATTATAAAAAAGCAACCCAAAAAAACTTCACTTAACATATAATATAATGTATTATATTTTATTTTTTAATGTACCAACAGAATAAACATGTATACTTTTGATACCATTTTCTCGCTGGTTTTTCTCCCCTAATATCTCTTCTAATATCTATATTTTTTGACCTGAACTTGTATAAGATTGTAACATACATTATACAGATATTTTATTAGACTGAAGGATCAGTTGTAAAATAAGGTATCCAAATATCCGCTCCGTTCAGTTGTAGTTTTAAGTAATTAGTAATATCCCCAATAGCACTTGTCGTTGCCAAAGTGCCGAAATTATTTGCTGTTGATGTTGTTGTATTCGTATTTAGTAAATTGATTACATCACTATCAAATTGAAGAGGAAAAGTAGAGGCGGTTGCTTTTAATGTTAAAGAATGACTACTTGTAATCGCCAGTCCATTTGTCCCACTTACATTAGACCAATCAATCTCTCCACCATCAGCACTATCATTATACATCGCCAAACTATCATTCTGCGAACCGCTAGTTGTAAATTGAATATAAGTAGATGTTATATTTGCTGTTTCTGTTGAAGATGGATTATTATTATCAGTAATATTAATACTACCAGTATTTATATCGGTCTGTTCCGTAGTAATTGAAGTTGTTTTATCTAATCTACTAATTCTCTGTAAAGAGGAAGTTGAGAGATTTTCTACTTTTTGAATTGATGTTTCATTAGTAAGTGATTGACTAATATTAGTATTAATATTTTGATTATCAAGACCCCCAACAGAAATGTCAACAAGACTAATACTTGTCGTAGTTTGATTATTATAAATAGTAAATGCTGGATTTCTTTGAACGAAACTCTCGCTATTATCCATCACAACATTAGAATTAAGATTTATACTACCCCCACTTTTCGCAGTAATATTTACAGCACCAGTAGTAGCAGAAGCAGATGCGTCAATAGTTAAATCACCAGTAGAAGTTTTCAAAATATTCCCATTCAAGTCCAAAGGTCTAAAAGAATTATTCTCATTATCAGAACCATTCAATCTAAAAAC